CAGGTGACAGCGTACGTCGCCGCCGTGCCGTTGATCGTGCCTGCCGCGGTCACGTCGCTGGCCGACCGGATGATGTTGATCGTCTGCGTGGTCGCGCTGTTGTCCTTGACGATCAGGAAACGCTCGGACGTGGATGCGTCCGGCATCGTGACGTTGATCGTGGCGCCCGCGTTCTGGAGGACGAGGCAGCGCGTGCCGGCAGCGACCGTGACAGTCGTCGTCGCATCTACGACGGCGTCGGTCAGTTTGCCGATGGCCGTCGTGATGCCGCTGGCGATCGTGTTGATGAACGTCCGCAGGTCCGCGATGGCGACCCACTCAGTGTTGACCCACCACGCGCCAGTGCCCTGCCCAACGATGTCGTAGCGGGCGCCTTCCTGGTCGTTGTAGTAGCCCTGTGTGAGCGTGAACGACGCTGCGACCGCGTTGATCGTGCCGCTTGCCGTGTCACCTGCGGAGCGCGCGAGGATGATCGTGTTGCTGGAGGTGTTGGCTTTCCAGATCGTGATTTCGCGCGCGGCGTACGCGTTCGGGAGCGTCAGCGTGCAGGTGCCGCCCGTGTAGGTGACCAGCACGTGGCGCGCGGACGTGATCGTCGCGGTCGAGGTAGAGACGATCTGGACGTCGAAGCCGAGCGGGATGAGCTGCGCGGCGATGTCCGAGAGCGTGTCTTGAACGTCGGTGACGTCGGCTTGCAGATCGACAACCGCATCATTCAACTGAGTGGCAGCCTCGCGGAGAGATCCGGACGTGCTGCCGTCGTCGAGGCCGATGGCGGTGGCCAGCTTGACGAGCCAATCGTTCTGCGCGTTCGCGTCAGAGTGCGAATAGCGCTTCGACGAAGCGGCCAACGTACGGAGCGCCTCTTTGACGCCGCCGAACGTGTCTACGGTGGGGAGCTCGGTGATGGACATCAGTTGTATGCCCCCATGTGCTGCGACTGATAGAGCTGATCCGCGGCGCCCGACGGCGCGAACACGCGACCGAACACGTACGACGCGAAGCCGCTGTATGAGCCTGGTCGGAACCCGAGTGGCTCAAGCTCTGGTGTGCCGACTGCCTGCGGCGAATCGGCCGGATCGACCTGTCTGTGAATCACACCCACGGTCGTGAATGCGCATGCGGATGCGTACGACGATCCAAACGTCAGAAATGGAACTACGACGAGTCCACCGCTCAGATAGAGTGCCGCGTTTGACGTGAGCCATGAAACGCCGTCCGTACTCGTCGCAATGTTTGTCGCCGTTCCGCCGACATTCGTACCAATGACCATGAATCGCGGATTGACCGCGTGCGGAACGTAGACGATGCGCTCGTGGTTGGAGAACGATGCGATGTCTACGCCATTCGTGGCCCACGTGATTGCGTTCGATGACGCGAACGTGTTGGATGACGAAGTCGCAATTACTGTCGCCGCCGATGGCGCAGCGGCGACGCTGACGAGGTTCGAGTTTGCGCCCGTTACCGAGAACGTTCGCTTCGTCCACGTAACTCCGGTAGGGCTCGTCGCGATGTACGCGTTCGTTGGGTCAACCTCTCCGACCGCCACGAAGAGCCCGTTTGTTGAGGACCAACACACGTCGAAGATGTCCGGCGTACCAGCCGCGCCGCTTGTGCGTGCCGTGTACGTGGCCCCGTCCGACGACGAGATGATCTCGCCGTCGTTGCATACGCCAACGAGCACGGGGCCTGGAGCCACTGCCCATGCGTTGATCGACTTCGTCGTGTTGGACGTACGCGACGTCCATGTCGATCCGTAGTTGTCGCTCGTATAGACCGCGCCGTTTGTGCAGCCAACGACGATGCGACGAACGGACCCGGTGTCGATGTACCCGATCGACTTGGCTGTCGCGCCGCCGAAATTTGGCGTCGCTAGCGTCCAGTTGCTCATGCAGATTGATGCGGCGCGAATGTTTATCGCGTCCGCGATCGCGGCCGGGTACGTGTCGGTCGCGGTCAATTTGAACTGCGCGACGGACACTTCGATCGTCGAGTGAATCGTGTTGAACAACGTCGCGAGCGCGTTCATCAGGTAGTTGAATACCTGCGCGAAGAACGTCTGTCCGGGCTCCTTGCCCTTCGCAATCTCACCCGCGGACGGCGCACGCTTGGTCGGATTACCGTTCCATGCGTTCATGCCCGCGTCGTAGTTTGTGTCGGTCGCCCACTCGGGCGGATCGGTGAAGGCCATTACCAGATCACTCCACCGCAGACGCCTGCATCGACGTCGGCGCCTTCTTAGTCATCGAGCGGGCCGCCATCCACGACCTGCCCTTCGTAGTCGCCCCAGACGAGCGTCTCGTCGTGCGGAGAAACCGAGTAGCCGAGGTTCATCCCAACACCGGCAGGCTTCGCGTCACGCAGGAATCGGATCAGCACGTCAGGCGTGTTTGGAGAAACGGCCGGGTTGTGCAGATCGATCGTAAACGCAGCGGGGTAGAACTCCGTGAGATGAGCCTCGAGCGCACCCTCAAAAATGAGGTTGAGCACGTTCAGCAACTCTTCCGGCTTGCCGTTGCTCCGGTTCACCGCGATTCGCACGCGAAGAGCAACGCGATACTGGTCGTCATCGCGACCATTTCGCGGCTCACCCACAACGAGGCCGAGGCCATCAAGCTGATCGCCAACCGCGTAATCGAGACTGCGTTCCGTGAGCAGTTGCCAGGCGACGCCCTCGCAGTCCTGGACCTGCCCCATGAGCACGGCGACGAGGAGCGTTTGAAGGAGCGGTGAGCTGTGGAACTGCTCGAGGAGTAGCCCGACGCCTTCGCCAGCGTGGTCGTAGTCGTACGCGAGCTGTCCCCACGTATCTACGAGCGGCTCGATCCCGTGCTCAGCTCCGAAGAGGAAATCGAACTCGTAGTCAAAGCTCACAGAATCACCGTGATTCGCGAGGTGTCGAGTCGGGCGATTTCACGCAGCGCGATCGTCAGGTTCGATGTCCCAACAGGCACCGCGGTGAACGCGAGGTACATGCCCGTGACGTCCACGACTCCGGACGACTCGAACGCAGCCGCAATCAGGCGCGCACGAATGACGTCGTCGCCGCCCGCGTAGTTCGCATCGCCGAACGCAACGATCGCTTCCTTGAACGCAGTGTCGCCGACCCAGTTGTCATCGACGGTCAGGTCAAACCGCAGATAGACGTTCTTGTCGGTCGGGCGCGTGAACGAGACCGTGTGCGTGAACCCCTGCGAATCGGTGACCGTCTTGCTCGTCGTGCCGTACGCGCGAATGCCCGCGGCCTTCGAATCCCAGATCTGATTCGCTACGGCCTGGTCGTCGTCGGCGTCGTAACCCTCGGGGCCGAGCACGATGCACTCGAACGAATGAGGCGGAACGCCGTTGCCGTCTGTCTCGTCCGTGTCGTTTTCGAGGACAGTGCACGAGATGACGCCGTCCACCTCGCGCAGGATGTCGGCGCGAATGGCGTCGGCAGTCGTCGAGCCAGACGCGGCGAGTTCGAGCTCACGCCGAGTGCGCAGATCTGCGTCGCTCTCTTCGACCTCGCCCGTGGCCGCATCCGCTGGATTCGTGACCGAGTTCCAGCCGACGACGGCCTGGGCGATCACGGTCAGCGTGCCCGCGTTCGCCAGCACGGGACCAGCGTCCTCGCACTCGAACGTGACGTTGGTCACATCAGCGGCGGACATGCCCGCATTCGTGACGGTGTCGATGTTGACGAAGCGCCGATCCGGGTAGCCGGACACGGACGCGATGAGCGACCCGATAGCGTACGTGCCAGGGTTCACGTTGACCGTGCACTCGACAGTGGATTTGGTCGCTGCGCGTCGCTGCGTGCCCGTGAGCGCCGCGAGAAGCGTCAGCGAGCGCTCGGTAGCGGAGTCGGGATATCCGCCGTCGTATGCAGCCTCAGCGAGCTCCCAGACCTCACGCATCTTCGTTGCGAAAATGCCGATGAGCTGCCCCATCACGGACGCGGACGACGTGTTGGTGTCGTCGCCGAATGCCGCGCGGACTTCCTGCTCAAGCTCCGAGCGGATGACCTCAAGCGTCTTCGCGACGAAGCCTTCGTCTGTGATGCCGTACGTCGTCATCGCGTCGGCACCTCGAGAATGAACGGCCCGAAGTCGGCGCTCGTGAGCACGAGGCCGTCAGTCGTGATGGCTTCGAATGTCGCCTCAAGCGTTCGGTTCGCGCGGTCGTGCGCGATCGAGAATGAGACGATCGACGTGATGCCGGGCGTGCCGAGAACGACCTGTCGAAGCAGCGATTCGATCGCGCGCAGGTCCGGGCCGATCACGAGGATGTCGGTCCAGTACGGGACGCCCTCGTCTAAGTTCAGCTCCCATTCGCCCTTGAAGAAGAGCAGGCGGACCTTCACGTGCTGGGCGATCGCGTCGAGGCTCGAAACGGTCGTGAGCTCGCCGTCCGTGAAGACGAGATCGTGCGTCGTGGTGGAGAGCGCGATGTCCACGTTAGGACCCCACCTTGAGGACGTCCGAGCCGAGCGCGTTTTCGCTGCTCACCACGTACGCAGACGATGTGCCCGCCGCCGTTGCGATGTTCGTCAGGTCGGTCTTGATCGAGAGCAGGTCCGCGCGCACCGCGTCTGCGAGCGCGACTTGCTTCGTGTTCCCGCCCACGCGCATTTGCGACGCGGTGACCGACACGCGCAGCCCGGACGAGCGGCCGAACTCAAGCGCTGACGCGTTGTAACTGGCGAGCGGATTCCCCAGCGTTCGCATCCCGCCGAACAGCGCACACGCGCCGCTCAGGTGGTGACGTCGGATGTCGCCCGGGTGCGTCTCGGCGCCGTTCGCGCGCCACGCCCCCGGGTCGTAGTCGGGGAAGATGAGCATGCACACGTCGCCGACCGAGATCGGCATCGTGATCTGGAAGCCCCCGAACATCGGGAAGCACACCGGAACGTCGTAGATCTCGGGCAGGTCTTCGGCAGGGAACGTGCCGTCTGCCGCAGGGATCGGGCGCCTGAGAAGCGGCTTCACCGTCACCGAACAGCGCGCTGGATCGAACGCCTCGGTCACCTGCGCGGGCAGAGCGACGTGGACGTCGAGCAGGTGCGACCGGATAAGAGCCTGGATGGCGTCGGCCGGATCCCGGATTTGGTCGCGAAAATCCGTCACAGACTCAGGCGAGCCCATCGACCGGAATCGCACCACCGTGAATCAACGGGACACTGGCGCGTCAGTGGCTACACTATGGCCATGCGCGCATTCGCCATCGTCGCGTCAATCAGCCTTCTGGCCGCCTGCTCGGAGCACGTTCCGGTGTGCCCGGACGTTGGGCCGGCTTCGGTTCTTGCGAAGAAACGCTTCTTCCGAATCGATGACCAGCTGGACTACTGGCAGGCTGCACTTGCGTGCGGAGAGGCCAGGGGAACAATCGGCACGCCGCAGTCCCCTGAGGAATGGGACGAGTTCGTGATTGCATGTCGCACTGAACCCAGTGAGCCGGACGCGAATTGCTGGTACGGCGACATCGATCCGAATGAGGTATGGCGCCGGTACCAGAGCGACGATCCGCATCTCGCGCTGGCATTCCCCGTTTGCGAGACGTGGATCCCGGAAGAGTGACTAGGCGCGCCTCGAACGGAACACGGCGACCTGTGACTCGTGTCGCTCCCAGGACATCTTGATCGTGACCGATTTCGATGCGACGGATTCGAGTCTGTAGAACACGAACCCAGCCTCCTGTTGCTGCATGATCAGGCCGTACAGATGTCGCGCGCATTCAAGCGCACGCTCTTCGGCGGTTGCCCGCGCCGACACGTCCACCATGATCGGGATGATGCGGTACTCGTAGATCTCCATCCGGAGATGCTACGCCCCTTCGCCGTCCACGTACCACTCCTGCCCCTCGGTGTCGCCGCTCCAGGAACACTTGTCCACTCGGTACGCGCCGGTGACGATGCGGCTCCGGATCTGCACCTGCTTGCCAGGCACGATCTCGGGGTTGATTAGGCTCCGGAACTTCACGCGTCCACGCTGCTCCTTCGTCGGCGATCCGATAAGCCCCGAGTCGGGCGACAAGATGACGGCTTGACCAGAAAGCGCGGAGCCAATCGGCAAGATCTGAAGCGCGCCGTTCTGGATCGACCACTCGAGGCCAGCGCCGCCACAGAGGCGGTCGAGCTCCTCGGCGACGCCGCCACGCAGCGTCGTGCCCGTCACAACCGTGTTCCCCAGCGAGTCGAGGAGCGCGCTTGCCGTGGCCTGCGTCGTGTTGCCAGCGCCCACGCCGAAGTCTGTGGCGAGCGCCGAGAAGACGGTGCGCAGTGGCGTGCCAGGACGAAAGCTGCGGGCGGTGCGCGCGGTCCTGCGCTGACGTCCACCGTCCTCGCCCTCGACCTTCGTGACCCACGTATTCCCGTCGATGCGCTCATGAGAGACGCGGCGGAGCGTGCCTGAGAACAGCGTGGCCGTTCCCGTCGCAACGTACCCAGCGTCAAGCACGGTGGCTACGCCGTCGAGCGAATCGAGCTGATCGCGATGCGCTTTCGTCAGGTTGAAGACACGGATCTCGGCTTTGCCAGGACGTGGCCGCAACGTGCGCTCGATCTTGAACGCGAAGCGAAGTCCGGTGAGGATCAGCGTGTCCACCTGCAACGACGCGACGCGATCGTACAGATCCGCCATTACGCCTCGGGCCAGTAGACGAGCTGGTGTCGCGAGCCGAGCGATTCCAGCGTCGGATCGATCTTCGGTGATTGCAGGTCCACGATCGCGAGTGAGCCAGGCGGCTTCCGCTCGTCCGTGACCAGCGAGAGCAACGGGAACTCGACCACAAGCACGATGCCGGAAGCGATCGGCACGCTGTCCTGGTCGGCGATGTCCATCGTCCACCGCGACATGCGCTGATTCCACTGGAGCACGAACACGTAGTCGCGTCCGTCAAGCTGCGTGCGGAACGTCGCCGAGCCGCGCGTGTTCACGATGGACGGGAGCGGAATCGGGATGCCGGTCATAGGCCGAGCCCCGCTGCGAGCGTGGATTGCGTACGCGATGGCGCGGCCGGCGGGATGAACGCGGCAAGCGTCTGCTGGATGTTGACCACGTTCGCGGTGAGTTGCCCGATATTCGCGCGGCCTTGCCCGCGCACCTGTGACGTGCGTTGAGCGGCGCCAGTCTGCGTCTGCACGATGCGGAGTTCGCGCGCCTGGATCTCGAACTCGATCGCGTCCACGGCGCGGATGGGTGCCGAGATCGAGGTGATGACCATGACGTCGTACGTCACAAGCTGCGTGATGATGGCGCACGTGAGCCGTGCGACGCGCAGCGCTTCGAGCTCGTCGTAGACGCTCTTCGGTCGGTCGAATGCGCCCGACCACTTC